AGAGAATCTGAAAAATCTAGAGTATTTGTAAAAATTACTAAAACTAAAGTACTAGCTGCATTTGGACAATTAGTAGATGTTATATTTGGAACTGGTAAGTTTCCTATTGGTATATCAGAAACTAAAATGCCTGAAGGTGAAACTGACATAGCTCATCTTGATATTAATAATCCAACTCCTAGTTTAGAAACTTCTGAACCTAATATGGATATTGATGGTAATTCTGTTGATTATGTAAGTCCATATGATGTTGGTTATGAAGGAGATGGAAAAACTTTAAAACCCGGTGCATCTTTTTATAACGGAATCTTTGAAGATAGTCTAGAAGACCAAGCATCAGATGCTGGTATATTGACAGATGGGGCAAGTGCTAATCCACAAGCTATAGAAGTTAATCCTGCACAAAGAGCTGCAAGAAGAATGGAAAAACTTATCCATGACCAAATAGATGAATCTAATGGTTCTTCAGAAATTAGAAATGCTCTTTTAGAATCTGCTTTACTAGGTACAGGGATTGTAAAAGGACCATTTAATTTTAATAAAAAATTACATAAATGGGATGTAACTGAAGATGGAGAAAGAACATATAATCCATTAGAAGTTAGAGTTCCTAGAATAGAGTTTGTAAGCTGTTGGGATTTTTATCCTGACCCTTCCGGAACTACTATGGATGAATGTGAATATGTTGTTCATAGACATAAAATGAATCGTAGTCAATTAAGACAATTACGAAACATGCCATACTTTGATGAAGATGCTATTCGTGAAGCTATCCAAATGGGTGCTAACTATGTAGAAAAAGATTACGAATATGCTATCAAAGATGATAATAGAGCAGAAGAAGATTATCAAACTAACTTTGAAGTGCTTGAATACTGGGGTATTATGGATGCTGAGTATGCAAGAGAAGTTGGTATAGAACTATCAGATGATATTGATGATTTAGATGAAGTTCAAATTAATGCATGGATATGTGGAGATAAATTACTTAGAGCAGTAGTTAATCCATTTACTCCATATAGAATACCATATCATGCTTTCCCATATGAAAGAAATCCATACAACTTCTTTGGTATTGGTATAGCAGAAAATATGGATGATAGTCAACAAATTATGAATGGTCATGCAAGAATGGCTATTGATAATTTAGCTATGTCAGGTTCATTAGTATTTGATGTAGATGAGTCTGCTTTAGTTGGTGGACAATCAATGGAAATATATCCGGGTAAAATATTTAGAAGACAAGCAGGAATGCCCGGACAAGCAATACATGGTTTAAAGTTTCCTAATACATCACAAGAAAACTTAATGATGTTTGACAAGTTTAGACAACTTGCAGATGAACAAACTGGAATACCAAGTTACTCACATGGACAAACAGGTGTTCAAAGTATGACAAGAACTGCTTCAGGTATGTCAATGTTATTAGGAGCATCTAGTTTAAATATTAAAACTGTTGTCAAAAACCTTGATGACTTTTTATTAAAACCATTAGGTGAATCATACTTTCAATGGAACATGCAGTTCTTAGAAAATGAGCTTGATGTTAAAGGTGATTTAGAAGTTAAAGCTACTGGTACAAATAGCTTAATGCAAAAAGAAGTACGAAGTCAAAGACTAACTATGTTCTTACAAACTGCACAAAGCCCAGCTATTGCACCATTTGTTAAGATTTCTAAACTCGTAAGTGAACTTGCTTATAGCTTAGACTTAGACCCAGAGGAAATACTTAATGACCCTGAAGAAGCAGCTATCATGGCACAAATAATAGGAATGCAAAATGCTGGACAAACAAATAGCGAGGAAACTCAACCCGATAGTCAACAACCCCCAATGGCAGGATTACAAGGAACATCTCAACAACCTCAAGAACTTGGTGACACAGGAACTGGTGGTGGCAATATCGGAACAGGAAATGTACCGGTTGCAGGGGAAACTTCGTTTGCTGGTACTCCTAGAGCAGTTGCCGGAGCAGGTCAAGGAAGCATTGAATAGAAAAGAGGAAATATAACATGGAAAATGTAACAGCACAAGATAGATATAATTCTTTTATTGACTCAGATATAAAATTATTAAAAGAATATGGAGATGATTATTTTAATTCTGGTCAAGGTTTATTTGGAACAAGAGGTCCTGTAGGTATGTTAAAACAAGAAGTATTTGGGGATTTTGGTCAAGGACAAAGACTTTTAAGAGATTTACAAAAAACAAGAGGTGAAATGCGAAGCAATGAAACCGATGAAGAATTATTAAAATTAGTAAATACAAGATTTAAAGAAGAAGATTTACCATATACATTATCTAACAAATTATTAGGTAGAAAGAAAAAAGCTAAAGGAGAGTTAGTAGGTAACCAAACAAAATTAGATGTAGATGGTGATAAGGATATTGATGCAGATGATTTTGCTATGTTAAGAAAGCAAAAACAAGAAGGTGGTTCTATGGATGACCAAATGATAATGGCTATGACTGTTAAACCCATGGAATCAGATGATAAAATGGAAGATAATTATACAAAATTTATTATGGAAGAAGCATTAACAGAAGAAGAAGAAGATATGCTTGTTTCAAAATTAGAACAAGATGAGCAACTAGAAATGCTTTTTGATAAAGTAATAGATGTTGCTCAAGAATTTGCTGGGTCTGGTCCTGTTGAAGGACCGGGTTCAGGAGTCTCCGACAGTATACCTGCAAGGTTGTCTGATGGAGAATTTGTCTTTACTGCAAAAGCAACAGAAGAAATCGGAGCTGATGAATTGATGCGTATGATGAAAGATGCTGAAGCTGCTGCAGATAAAAGACAAGGAATGGCTCACGGAGGCACTCATATGGATAGTGGAGAAGAACAAATATTATCTGATATTGCTAGACCACAAGTAGTCAACCAAGGTACTAATGTACTTGAAGAAGATGAAATGTCTAAAACAATAAAAGATAATATGGTTAATCCTAATGTCCAAAATGATTATGTCCGTAGCTAATAAGCGATAGAGCTACCCTATTAGCATAGGCACTCTATTATAATAAACCCTTGAGGCGACCTTTACAAGACAAGCCCTGCAAGTGCACATCGCAGCTACCTTGTTTACGAAGCCCTGACTAGGAGAAAGAATATGACTAATAAAGTCCAACAAGAGGAAACGCCAAATCCTTACAATAAAAATAAATCTTGGCATAACGAAGATATAAAACCTTTTGAATCATCTGAAGGATTGTATTTTGATGAACCAGAAGATAAAAATAAATTATTTAAGTCTAATGATATTAATCAAGCAGTACAAGAAGATGGTGTTGCAGTAGAAGAATTGGAATCTAAAAAGGACACTCCTTATAAGAAACCAGACTACAAAAAACGCTACGATGATTTAAAAAAACATTATGATAATAAACTTAATGAGTTTAAACACAGAGAAGAAGAGTTATTAAATCAAGTTAATCAACCTGAATATAAAGCTCCTAAAACTGTAGAAGAACTAGAAGAGTTTAAAAATAATTATCCTGATGTGTATGAAGTAGTAGAAACTGTTGCACACATGCAATCGGAGTCTAAAGCAAAAGTTCTAGAAGAACGCCTTAGTAAACTCCAACAGCGAGAACAAGAGTTAATACGAAAAGATGCAGAACAAAGGTTAATGGATAGACATCCTGATTTTGAAGATATTAGAAACAGCGATGACTTTCATGCATGGGCAAAAGAGCAACCTGACTCTATTCAGAAATGGATATACTCAAATGCTGATGATGCCGATTTAGCTTCTCGTGCTTTAGATTTATTTAAAAAAGATATAGGTATTGATGTTCCTAAACAGACTAAGTCATCTTCTAGGACACAATCTGCTGCTGACATGGTATCAACTAAAACAACAAGTGTTGAACCTAAACAGGAAAAGATTTGGTCCGAAAAGGAGATTGCTGCTATGAGCATGGATGAGTTTGATAAGTACGAAGAGGAAATATCAAACGCTATGCAAGAAGGCAGAATCACAAAGTAACTATTATAACTTAAAAGGAGAAGTATCATGGCTCAATTTTTTGAACCCTCAACCGATACAAATGCTAACTTTGCAAACTCTGTAAGTGGACAAGCTAATAGTTTCTTCCTACCTAGTATTTATTCTAGAAAAGTATTAAACTTTTTTAGAAAGAGCTCAGTAGTAGAAGCTATAACAAACACCGACTATGCTGGTGAAATATCTGCTTTTGGAGACTCTGTAAAGATTATTAAAGAACCAGTTATCTCTGTGTCTGATTACACAAGAGCAACTGATACAACTGTAACTAGACTAACTGACCAAGAACTTACTTTGGTTGTTGATAGTGCTAAAGCTTTCAAATTCATCGTAGATGATATTGAAACAAATATGTCACATGTCAACTTTAAAGAAGTCGCAACATCATCTGCTGCATATGCATTGAGAGATTCATATGATGCTGCTGTTATTGCAACTATGTTCTCAGGAGTTTCTAGTTCTTCACCTGACCACATCTTAGGTAGTGATAATGCTACTGATTTAGCTGCTGGTACATTTGATGGAACTGGTAACCTTGACATTGGTTTTGGTTCTAGTGAGCATGACCCAATTGATGTAATGGCTAGAATGGCAAGACTTTTAGATGAACAAAATGTACCTGAAGAAGGTAGATGGTTTGTTGCTGGTCCTGACTTCTACGAAGTACTAGGTCAAGCTTCATCTAAGTTGCTATCTGTAGACTTCAACGCAGGTCAAGGTTCAATTAGAAATGGATTAGTATCAAGTGGAAAACTAAGAGGATTTGAAATGTACAAATCTAACAACATTGCTGCAACATCTAATGCTGCTGGTAAATGTTTAGGTGGACATATTTCATCTACTGCAACTGCTCAAACTATTATTTCAACAGAAACACTAAGAGACCCAAGTTCTTTTGGTGATATAGTTAGAGGATTGCATGTATACGGAGCAAAGGTTTTAAGACCTGAAGCTTTAGTATCAGCTTTCTACGGAATTGATTAATAATCAATCGGGGGAGTCTTAGGACTCCTCCACTTTTTAGGAGATAAAATGGAACAAGAAAATATGAAAGGAAATCCAAAACCAGAAGGAAATATTTCTTACTTTGACACTATTGAAGAAAAAGAAGAAAGATGTAAACAGATGGTTGGGTACAATGAAAGTTTAATAGAAAAAAATAAAGGAGACAAATAATG